CTTCAGTTGCAGACCTGAAAGTAGGAGATATGTCAGCTCAAGCCCCTGTTGGGACGACCCTAGCGATCCTAGAGCGGACGCTAAAGGTCATGAGCGCAGTCCAAGCCCGTGTTCATGCAGCAATGAAGCAAGAGTTTAAACTCCTAGCAGGCATTGTTCGGGATTACACCCCTGAAGACTATGCCTATGAAGTGGATGTCTCTGCAGATAACGCAAGAAAGGCTAAGAAACAGGATTACGACATAGTCGAAATCATCCCTGTATCAGACCCTAACGCATCAACAATGGCTCAACGGGTCGTCCAGTACCAAGCAGCCCTGCAACTTGCCACCACCGCACCTGCTATCTATGACCTGCCGCAGCTCCACAGGCAAATGCTAGAAGTGTTAGGAATCAAGAACGTAGAGAAGTTAGTTCCAGTAGAAGATGACATTAAACCTAAAGATCCAGTGTCAGAAAACATGTGTATTTTGTCTGGAAAGCCGGTTAAAGCGTTCCTTTATCAGGATCATGAGTCCCATATTAAGGTGCATTTAAACGCCATCATGGACCCAAAGATGCAGAAACTGATCGGTCAAAACCCACAGGCTCCTACCATTCAGGCGGCTTTGCAGTCTCATGTCGCTCAACATGCCGGGTTCCAGTATCGGATAGAGATCGAGAAGATGCTGGGTGTTCAGTTGCCTCCGCCAGACGAGCCATTGCCAGAAGATATTGAAGTGGCTTTGTCAAAGGCGATAGCCGATGCCTCAGACAAGCTGCTCCAGAAAGATCAGGCAGAAGCTCAACAAGAGCAAGCAGCCGTTGCTCAACAAGATCCTCTGGTTCAGATGCAGCAGCAAGAGCTGCAATTGAAGCAGGCAGAACAGCAAAGAAAGGCAGCAAAAGATCAGGCAGATCTAGAGTTTGCAAGAGAAGAATTGCAAAGCAAGGATCAATTAGAGCGCCTGCGTATTCAGTCTCAAACAGAAATAGGATCAATGCAAGTAGAAGCAAGACTCTCTGATAACCAAATGAATAGGGAATTCAAAGAGCATGAGTTGCAAATCAAACAGACCCTAGAAAGCCTGCAGATAAGTTCAGATCTGTCCCAGTCAACTCTGGATAGGGAGCTAAAGCGAAGTTCTGCTCAGGCTAAATTAACTTCAGACGCATTAAAGTCAGGAAACGATAGTGGAGCTTAAACATTATCTGCATCGGGAATTGAGTATAGATCAGCAAGGACTGAAGGATACACTCGCCTTCAATCCTGTTGAAGATTTCGCCGCCTATCGAGAGATAGTGGGCGAGATTCGTGGTATCCAGCGAGTGCTAAGACTGTTAGAGGATTTACCTGATGACTGAAGAAGCAAGCAAGTTAGAGCTACCGATACCCAAGGGCTACCGAATCCTGATTGCCATACCGAAGAAGGATAAGGAGTTTAAGGATTCAAAAATATTAATACCTGAAGACCAAAGGCGTAGAGAGGAGACGGCATCAATTGTAGGAGTTGTTGTCACCCTTGGTTCTATGGCGTATCAAGACCCTGAAAAGTTTCCAGATGGTCCTTGGTGTGCTGAAGGCGACTACATCATTATGAGGTCGTATTCTGGTACGAGGTTCAAAATCACCACGCCCGAAGGTGATCAAGAGTTTCGCATAATTAACGATGACACCGTTGAGGCTGTTGTTGCTGATCCACGGGTTGTTACCCGCATTTAAAGGAGGAGTTATGGACGAGAACTATGAAACAGAATCAGATGAACCGGAAGAGAAGTTTGAAATAGAGGTCGTAGACGATACCCCGGAGGCTGATAGGGGAAAAGAGTATCGGGCAAAAGGAGATGTAGATGCCTCAGAAGATGAGATATCTCAGTACTCCGATAACGTAAAGAAACGGATTAAAGAGTTAAGTCGGGCTTATCATGACGAGCGCAGAGAGAAAGAGCGTCTTGGTCGTGAGCAAACCGAAACCGTTAGCTTTGCAAAGCAACTTGCCGTGCAAAACAAGCAACTGCAAGACCGTCTTTCTGCTGGTGAACTAGAGCTTGTAGAGTCAAGCAAGCAGCGCACAGCGGCTCAGATGGCTCATGCAGAGCGTGAGTACAAGGATGCTTTTGAAGCGGGTGATACTGACCGCATTATTGCAGCTCAAAAACTCTTGTCGGAAAATGTTGTTTATAAAAGGGAACTTGACAACTATCAACATCAGTATCAAGCCCCTTTACATCACGAACAAAAGGTAGTAGAAAGACAACCTGAGATTGTCCCTGATGAACGCACCCAGCAATGGGTTGAAGAAAACGACTGGTTTGATAAAGACTCAGTTATGCGGGGCGCAGCTTTTGGAATACACGACGATCTGGTTAAGACCGGATACGTTGCAGGTTCAGATATCTACTTCGAGCGCTTAAACGCTCGCATCCGGGAAGAGTTCCCGCAAAAATTCGGGTCCAAGAGACCTGCCGCGAATGTTGTTGCTTCTGCTTCTAGAGGTACAGCGGGTACTAAAAAAATCTCGCTTACAAAGTCTCAAGTCGCTCTTGCTAAACGACTTAACCTTCCACTAGAAACTTATGCGGCTTATGCTGCCAAGGAGCTTAACAATGTCCGATAGAACCCCACGGGATGTAGTAACACGCACAACAATGGAACGTAAAACGGCTTGGACACCTCCGTCTTTACTTCCAGTTCCAAGACAAGTAGAAGGCACTTCTTATCGCTGGATCAGAAAGATGATGCAGGGACAAGTAGATGACCGGAATATGATGTCTAAACAAGAAGAGGGCTGGATTCCTATTAAAAGAGAAGATCACCCGGAATTGCAGTATTCGGGTAGGACTACAGGACTCGTCGAAACAGGCGGATTAGTGCTTTGCAGTATGCCTACGGACTTTGTGAACCAGCGGAATGCTCATTACCGCAAGATCACAGATGCCCAGACAGCCGCTGTAGACTCTAATCTAATGAGAGAAAATGATCCTCGTATGCCTCTTTTCAGTGAGCGCAAGTCGTCCACAAGCAGAGGCAGAAGAGACTAAAGGAGTATTTAAATGGCTTACCCTACTATAAATGGACCTTATGGGCTAAAACCCATAAACCTGATCGGTGGACAAGTATATGCTGGAGCCACTCGTCAGATGGAAATTGAACCAACATACGCTACCAACATTTTTTACGGTGATTTCGTAAAGAGAGTTGTCGGTGGATTTGTTGAGCTTGATGACGGAACGACCGCTAACACCCCAGTCGGTGTGTTTCTTGGTTGCACCTACGTCAGCGCAGTAACGAAACAGCCGGTTCAATCGCAATACTACCCAGCTTCAGTTTCGGTTCAAGCAAATACCGAAATCTACGCTACTGTTGCAGATGATCCTGACACCTTGTTCCAAGTCGCAGTTTGCTCAAGCGGAGTTGTAATGGCTACCGTTACGCAAAACGCAATTGGCACAAACATGTCAATTCTGGCAACCGCTGGTAACACAGCTACCGGAAACAGCAACTTTTCCGTTCTAAGCAGCTCACCAGCAGCTACCAATACGTTCCCAGTACGGGTTATCGATGTTATTCCTGCAACAGCTCCTTCGGCTGGCAACTACGCTGAAGTAATTGTTAAGATTAACTTCGGTATTCATCAGTATAACAATGCAACAGGTTTGGCTTACGCCTAAAAGGAGTTACTTAAATGGCTGCTATATCACGCGCACAACTGCTAAAAGAGTTACTCCCGGGGCTGAATGCCTTATTTGGTTTGGAGTACGCTCGTTACGGCGAAGAACACAAAGAGATTTTCGAAACAGAAACCTCTGAGCGTTCCTTCGAAGAAGAAACAAAACTGGCTGGCTTCTCAGCAGCACCTGTCAAGAACGAAGGCTCTGCCATCGCTTACGACAATGCTCAAGAAGCTTGGACCTCACGCTATCAACACGAAACTATCGCTCTTGGTTTCTCGCTGACTGAAGAAGCAATCGAAGATAACTTGTACGATTCTCTCTCAGCTCGTTACACCAAGGCTTTGGCTCGTGCTATGGCATACACCAAGCAAGTTAAGGGCGCGAACATCCTGAACAACGGATTTTCAGGCTCTTACCCCGGTGGTGACAATGTTGCATTGTTCAGTAACGCACACCCATTAACCGGTGGCGGCACAAACAGCAACATTCCATCTACCCCTGCTGACTTGAACGAAACGTCCTTGGAAGCGGCTGTTATTCAGATCGCTGCTTGGACTGACGAACGTGGTTTGCTGATCGCCGCTAAACCTCGCAAGTTGGTTGTTCCTCCTTCACTGATGTTCGTTGCAACCCGTATTCTGGAAACAGAACTGCGTACCGCAACTGCTGACAATGACATCAATGCATTGAAGAACAACGGTTCGATCCCCGGTGGATATTGTGTCAATCACTTCTTGACCGACACCGATGCATGGTTCCTGACCACAGACGTACCTAACGGTCTGAAGCACTTTGTGCGTTCACCATTAGCTCAGTCGATGGACGGAGACTTTGATACGGGCAACGTCCGCTACAAGAGCCGTGAGCGTTATAGCTTTGGCTGGTCAGATCCTCTCGGAATGTTTGGTTCCGAAGGTCAAGCATAAGTAGTATTTGTGCTAGTTTGGGGGACTTCGGTCCCCCTTTCTTTTTGTCCCTTGACACTGTTTATATAAGGTGATAAAAAGATAATAACCAAGAACCCCGACTCATACAGACTGGCTTGGCAGACGTTATAGAGACTGTATGGGCATGTGCTATAACACAAATAGGAGCCATAATCATGGCAGCAACACATTTTACCGGTCCCGTATTTTCTCAGAATGGATTTGTAGTTGGCGCAAGCGAAACTCCTTACGAGACAGTTTCCTCTACAGCCGCAGGCACTCCTTCAGCCGCTCTGACTGCAACGATTAACCCTACGGCTGCCTTTGGTAGCTCTACAGTACTTGAGCCTTCTAGCGCTCAAGGCGTTAAAGGTCAGGTTTATTCAACCGCCAATCAATCAACAACAAGCACCTATTACATTGGCGTAATGGGTCGTTACCTGATGTCTGGTACAAATGCTTCTACATACCCTAAAGTCGGTGTGATGGGCGTTGTTGGTGACTCTACTGATACCGCTGATGCAGCAGTTATGGCTTTCATTGATGGCGATGGTGGAGAGTCTTCTGCCCGTGCAGGCTTCGGCATTGCAATGACCAACAGCACAGCAGGTTCTGGCTTTACATACGGTCTGGACTTGAAGATGCAAGACCCAGTTGGTGGTGGCGGTTCTATCAAAGCCTACAAAACGGCTGAGATTCGCCTAGCTAATGATGCTGCCGCCGCTCCTGTTGTCATCAAGGTAGGTAATTTTGTTGATGGCGCTGCTTCTGGTGTAGGCAAAGGTTCGTTAGGTATTGATTCTACTGATGGACTATTGTTTGTATCTGACGCTTCTGGCAACTGGCAAGCTGTTACTGTCTAATGCTGACTCATGAAGATCCAGAAGTCGCTACGATTGTGGCGCTTCTGGAAGCCCAAAGAGACTATGCAATGGGACATGCCGCCAAACTCGCTAAAGAAAATGCTGAGTTAATAGCAAAGATTAGCAGACTTGAGGCATCTAAACCGGCGTAGTCTCACCCTACAGGAGATTGATCATGGGTATGCAGTATGATGTATTAGCCTCACTCCCTTTGACGGCAGATGGGCAACTAGAAAACCAAGCAGCAGAGAGCCTTGGACGGATTCGCATCAAAGCTATTTACGGAACCTCTGGAGCTACCGCTGGGACCATTTCTTTTTATAATGGCACAAGCAATTCCGATCCTTCAGTTATTCTTCTTCCTACTCCAGCCGCAGCAAATCAAGGCGCATTCTTCTTGCTTATTCCCGGAGAAGGAATCTTGGCTCAGGATGGCGTATATGTAGACACCGGAACTGCTGCATCAGTAATCGTTATTTACGGGTAAAGCATGGAACCGCAAACATTGATCAACCTAGGGGTTGGGGTTATTCTGACAATAGTCGGATGGCTCTCCAGACAGCTCTGGGATGCGGTAGAAAGAATGAAGGCAGACATTAAGAATATCGAGATAACCCTTCCTTCGCATTATGCGAGGAAGGACGACATCCAATGCAGGTTTGATAAAGTTGAAGTGATGCTAGAAAAGATCTTCGACAAGTTAGACCTTAAACAAGATAAGGCATAAACATGGCAGACCAAGCCGCATATACCGCAGGATTGAATAAATCGACTCCATCAGAAGAAGAACGCAAAGAGATGCAGCGTATCCGTGATGAAGCTGCAATAGATAGGAATACCGACCTTGGGTATGAAAGGGCTACACGGGCTACTCCTCCTGCTGGCATGACTCCTGTTGGTCCGCCACGCAGTCAGCCTATTCGTAGAGCTAAGGGCGGGATGATCTCCGCTTCTAAGAGAGCGGACGGCATTGCAACCAAAGGTAAAACTAAAGGACGGATCATATAATGGAGCAGCCCCGCGATACCGGAAGAGGTCCAGTGCTGGCAAGGGCGGTAGAGTATGCAGCAAATTCGCCGGGAAGAGGTCCGGTGCTGGCTAAGATGGTGAAGCTGGGAGAAGAAGATCCCGGTCCGGGTCCAGTTCTAGCGAAAATGCTAAGGATGAATGAATATGGGTATAGCAAGGGCGGTTCAGTAAAGTCATCAGCCTCTAGAAGGGCTGACGGAATCGCCACTAAAGGCAAGACAAAAGGCAGGATGATCTAATGAAGGCTAAGAGATATGATATGGGTGGATCTGTAAATGGCGGCACTCCTAATCCGTCTCCATTGCTTTCTATTAACGCACCTGACAATTCAACACCGGCTCAAAAGCCGGGGTTCTTGAGCGTAGCTCCACCGGTCGGCATGAAGAAAGGCGGATCAGTTAAGGGTGTACGGGGTGGCGGGATAGAATCAAAGGGCAGAACAAAAGGAAGGTTCGTCTAATGGGTGCTTTAGCTAATATGGGATACGGCGCTATGCTGGGTCCAGATCTCCAGAAGAAGATGACCAAGCCGTTTGATAAGGCATTGTCAGCTACAGAGATGGACGAGCCTAATAAAGAAATGATGAAAGAAGCTAAATATAAGAAAGGTGGGTCAGTTTCCAAAAGGGCTGACGGGATTGCCACTAAGGGCAAGACCAGAGGGAGAATCGTATAATGGGACAAGGCGCAGCACCAGTAGGCGTGGGTTCATCCCCAGCTCCAATAGTAGCGCCACCAGTGTCTTCTGCAGCCCCTCAGCAGCCTCAATTCAATTCGTTCATGCAAGCCTATGGGCAGAACAATATACCTCAGCAGCAGGCGTTTAATCGTCCGCAGCCGCCACAGGGTCAGCAGCTTGAGCTTATGCCTCAGAATAGAGGCGGATATGACCGTCAGCTTGACCAGTTAAGGGGTCAAGGTCAGTATGGTCAACAAGGATCGCAAGCGGCGCTTATAAATAATTTTCTAAGAAGCCAGTCGCAACTACCTGCAACCGGTCAGCCAAGCACCCCGCCAGTGGGCGGGAAAGGTGGAGGATCGTCTCCAACCGGTAGATATTAATGAAAAAGGCTAAGATAGCCATAGTAATGAGGGAGTTTAAAAAGGGGTCACTCAAGTCCTCATCAGGACAGAAGGTGACTAATCCGAAGCAAGCTATCGCCATTTCTTTGAGCGAAGCTAAACGAGCCAAAGAGGGCGGAATGATGGGTAAATTATTTGGTGGCAAGGAGAGTTATAACGAAGAGTTTGGCGAAGCTAAGGCTGTAGCCAAAAGAAAGATAACCCCAGCTCAGTTTGCACGGGGAGAGAAAGCAGAAGGACACAAGGGTGAAGAGAAGAATGCTCGTCAGACCGCTGAGAAGATTATGTCTGGCAAGATCTCGCCTGCCGATTATGCAAAGAGTGAAACTACAGGAGAGAAGAAAATGGCTAAAGGTGGAATGTCAGGATTTCCAGTTAAGCGTAAGGGTGCAGTAGACAAGAAGACTGTTGCTATGTTAGCCAGCAAGATACTGGACGCAAAGATGGGTGCAGCGCCAATGGCTCCCCCAGTGGCTCCTCCAATGATGCCTCCGGGCATGAAGAAGGGTGGGTCAGTGTCTAAACGCGCTGATGGCGTAGCTGTCAGAGGTCGTACAGATCCTAAAGTGGTTAAGATGGCTGCTGGTGGTATGTCCGAAGCCTTGGCTAAACATGCTGCTAAACCCGCTTCCAAAGCCCACGCCGGTCTTAGAGCTGGTGGCTTCGCTCGTTCAGCAGATGGTATTGCTCAACGTGGTCGTACCAAAGGCAAGTTGCTTAACAAGGGTGGGCGGGTTATCTAATGCTACCAAGCCGTGGAATGGGCATTATTAGCCCAGCCAAGCTCCGCAAGATCAAGAAGCGTGATGGGGATAGCCCTGTCACGCTGTATAAACACGGCGGGGCTATAGGAAAGCAGCCTAAAGCTAAGTGATCAAGTGGGCTGAGTACCGAAAAGAATGCGGCAACGTGTTTGATTGGATAATACGGGCAACAGAAGAACGTAGAGACATGAAGTCTATTGAGGCAGAACGCTTCAGAGAGCTTTATGTTAAGAAGCCAATTGTAAATAAGAAGTAACTTATTATAGAGATTCAATGGCTAAGACCCCCGCATGGACGCGCAAAGAAGGCAAGTCTGAGAAAGGCGGTTTAAACGCCAAAGGACGGGCTTCATATAACGCAGCCAACCCAGACAAGCCCGGGTTGAAGGCTCCGCAACCAGAAGGTGGAAGCCGCAAGAAGTCATTCTGTGCCAGAATGTCTGGCATGAAAAAGAAGCTGACATCCGCTAAGACGGCAAATGATCCCAATAGCCGCATAAACAAAAGCCTTCGGGCATGGAAATGCTAAATGACCACATCAGGCACAGCATCATCTAACCTAGACCTCACTAACATTATTGAGGAAGCGTTTGAGCGCTGCGGGGCAGAGCTACGCACTGGTTATGATATCCGTACAGCAAGACGCAGTTTAAACCTCCTGACGGTCGAATGGGCTAACCGGGGGATAAACCTGTGGACGATTGAAGAGGGTGAGATACCGTTAGTTCTTAATCAGGTCTCATACAATCTGCCTGTTGATACGATAGATCTTCTAGAACATGTAACAAGGGTAGGAACGGGTTCAAGTCAGCAGGACTTGTCTATAACCCGTATTAGCGTATCTACATACGCAACCATCCCTAACAAGAACTCAACTGGTCGTCCTATTCAATTGTGGGTTAACCGCCAGTCAGGAGCCACCTACCCAATAGGTGGCAGACCAGAAGGCACAGACCCCACTACTGGGGTAGACCATCCTCAGATTTATGTATATCCAGCCCCAGATCAGAGCGATTACTACACGTTCGTCTACTGGCGCTTACGCAGGATACAAGACGCAGGCAATGGTATTAACACCCAAGACATACCCTTCAGGTTCCTTACCTGCCTGATTGCTGGCTTGGCATACTACCTCGCCGTTAAGATAGCTCCAGACCGCATACAGTCCCTAAAGGACCAGTATGAGGAACAGTGGAAGTTTGCTGCTGAAGAAGATAGAGACAAGTCTCCAGTGAGATTTGTCCCTCGCAGGGCTTATATTTGTGGGTAATAGGTTTGCGTCCGCCAAGAACTCGATTGCAGAGTGTGATCGATGCGGGTTTAGGTTCAAGCTAACACAGCTAAAGGCTTTGATCATCAAGACAAAGCAAGTTAATATAATTGTTTGTCCTGAATGCTGGGAACCGGATCAGCCTCAGTTACAACTGGGGATGTATCCAATTGATGATCCGCAGGCTGTAAGGAATCCTAGAAAGGATTTAAGCTATTTGCAGTCTGGTAATAGCGGGTTACAATTGGTTAATGGGTCAGGAACGGCTGTTGATGAAAACGGCTATCCTGAAGGCGGAAGTAGAATTATCCAGTGGGGCTATGCTCCTGTTGGAGGTTCTAGAGCAAACGATGTGGGGCTAACACCGAACTATCTAGCTTTATCATTCCAGCTAGGAACAGTAACAGTAGTTACAACTTAGGAGTTAACATGAAAATTATAATCGCAGCCGGTAAGCCTTCGGCAGGAACCGCAGTTAAGAAATTCCGCAAAGGCGGAAAGACCAATTTAGAAATGAAAGAGTTGGGTCGTGGATTGGCTAAGGTTGCTAATCAGAAGGTCTCTTCTTTCAAGTACAAGAACTCTGGGAGCAAATAATGGCTATTCCAGAAAAAGCATCTAGCGTTAACCCTAGTCAGCCAAAGCCTATTACTGGGTTATCAGAAAAGGATCTGGGTAATAACGGATATCCAAACAATATCCCTAACACACAGACCCAGAAGACCCGTGGTACTGGAGCCGCTACTAAAGGCACTGGTCACTCGAAGAAGATGGGCTAATGAATTACACGGAACTATCGCAGACAATTAAGGCATATTGTGAGAATGAGTTCCCACAAACAGTCAGTAGCTTTACGTCTGCCCAACAGATCAATACATTCATTGATCAGGCAGAGCAGCGGATATATAACAGCGTTCAGTTTCCTTCAATACGGAAGAATGTCACTGGGACGTTAACCGCTAATAATCAATATCTGTCAGCTCCCGGAGATTTTCTGGCGGTTTACTCGTTGGCTGTTATAGACACAATAACTGAAGCGTATGATTTCTTGCTTAACAAGGATGTTAACTTCATACGGGCTGCTTACCCTATCAAGACAGATACGGGAAAGCCGCAATACTACGCCCTGTTTGGACCAACAACCACTAACGATGCGTCACCTATCATAACGAATGAACTGTCATTCATTCTTGGACCAACTCCTGACTTGGCATATGACGTAGAGCTTCATTACTATTACTACCCTGAATCAATCGTTACAGCAAATACAACATGGCTTGGGGATAACTTTTATAGTGTCCTGCTTTATGGCGCGATGCTAGAAGCAGCAGCGTTTATGAAGTCAGACAAAGACGTTATGGAAAATTACGTTTCCCGATATAATGAAGCATTGGCGCTTGCTAAACGTCTAGGTGATGGCATGGAAAGACAGGATGCTTACAGATCTGGACAAGTACGGATACCGGTTAAATAATGCCATTTACTGGAAACTTTACCTGTGACGTATTCAAATCAGGAGTTCTTGATGGGAACTTTGACTTTGGTGTTGGCACAACAAACGTATTCAAGATAGCGCTGTATACCAATGCATCAACTCTTGATCAGGATACCGCTGCCTATACAACCGTTGGTGAGGTTGTAGCGACTGGGTATACTGCCGGTGGCAATGTTCTGTCTCCAACCTTGAGCATACTGGACGGGACCGCATTTATCACCTTCAATAATACCTCGTGGACAAGTGCATTGACCGCTCGTGGAGCGCTTATTTATAAGGTTGGTGGTGCATCGGTTTGTGTTTTAGATTTTGGTTCGGACAAGATCTCAACTACGGTATTCCAAGTAGAATTTCCAGCCGCTTCCAATACTTCGGCAATTATTAGACTCTCTTAAAGGATTTTCAAATGATTTCAAATAAAGCGGTTTCTGTAGACAAGATAGGTGCAAGCGTTCTGCTAGGCGGAGCAACAACTTCTGCTGCTGGTGGCGCTGGCGTATTTACGATCCAATGTTTTGGTCAAGATGGCAAGCTGAAATGGGAAGAAAAGAACCCAAATCTGGTTGTTAACGAAGGACTTCAAGACATGAATGACAAGTACTTTTCTGGGTCTACCTACACCGCAGCTTGGTATCTAGGTCTGATTACTGGTCCCGGTCCTGCAACCATTGCTGCAGCAGATACCTTAGCTTCGCATACAGGCTGGACCGAATACACAGACTACACGGGTAACCGTAAAGCTGTAACTTTTGGTGCAGCAACTCTTGCTGATCCTTCAGTTATTAGTAACTCAGGCGCACCTAATGCATTTGCTATTACAGCTCCCGGCGGCACTGTTGCTGGCGCTTTCTTGGCTTCAGTAGCTACAGGTACATCAGGTATTTTGTTCTCAGCTTCTGACTTCCAGTCCCCCGGTGATCGCGCTGTAGTTGCTGGCGACACCTTGAATGTTACTTACACATTCAGTCTTGACGCTGCATAAGGAGATATAAAATGGCAACGAAATTCATTAAAGGTCAGAACGTAAAGGTTCAAGCAACCGTTCCTCAAGGTCCGGTACAGGCGCTTCGTATGACGGAAGATGGAAACTTCTTCTACAGTATTGAGTGGACCGATGCTGACGGTGTTAAGCAAAACCGCTGGTTTCCAGAAGCCGCTTTGACCGAAGCGTAATGTGTTTGGAATCTCATCATTTGCAGCCGCACCATTTGCGTCACTAGCAGGAGCTTTTCTAAACTCTGAAGTTAGTGAATCAACTTCTGCGTCAGACTCTATTGTAGGAAGCCCAGTAATTTATGTGGCGGTGACTGAATTTGTTATTGCAGCAGATACGGCAATAACATTTGCAGTTTTAAGCTCAAATATAGCTGAGTCTGCAATAGCTTCTGACCAAGCGTCTGCAATTCAAGCGTTTGCTTCTGCCATACAAGAGTCTGCTGTAGCAGAAGATCAAGCTTCCTCCTCAGTAGAATTAAACAGCGTTATCTTGGAGTCAGTAACTGGCGCTGATGTAGTGGCTGCTCTAGCTGAGATGAACTCTGCTGTTATAGAGGCTGCCTCTGCTTCTGATGTTATATCTGCTCAAGCCACGTTTGAAGGTGCTGTAACAGAGCAAGCAACAGCATCTGAGCAAGTATCCGCAACAGAGATTTTTGCAACCAATATAAATGAATCTGCTGCAGGCACTGACCAAGCGAATGCATCTCACAGTATTGGCAGCTCTATACAGGAGTCTGCGGCTGGATCTGATGCTATAGGGGCGTTAGCCTACCTCAGTGGATTTATTATTGAAGGCGCTGCTGCCTCTGATGCTGTTGATAGCATGGCGGAGTTCCATTCAAGCATACAGGAGTTGATTAGCGCTTCTTCAGCTACGTCTACTGCTGCTAATTTTATAACCTCAATTAATGAGCTTGCTCAGGCTTCAGATTCCCTTGCAGGAAGCCCTCTCTGGGAGGTAATTAATACCTCAGAATCTACCACTTGGAGTACAATAAATACTTCAGATACAGGTGGTTGGCAAGTGATTAAAACTCAACCATAATAGGGACATATGGCACTCATCTTAGCTGACAGAGTAAAAGAGACTTCCACCACCGCTGGCAATGGAACATTCACGCTTGCTGGGGCTGCTGCTGGCTTTCAGTCCTTTGCTGTAGTTGGCAATGGAAATACCACCTACTACTGTATCGCAGGGCAGGGAACTAATGAATGGGAAGTAGGCATTGGAACCTATACATCTTCTGGTACTACACTAGCCCGTACTACAGTTCTATCTAACAGTTCAGCAACAGAGCCAACAGCGCTAATATTTGCCGCTGGAACCAAGGACGTATTCGTTACCTACCCTTCAGAGAAGTCAGTCAATCTGGATGCATCAGGTAATGCAACTGCATTAGGTACACCAGTAGCCTTTACAGGTACAAACATAACTGGCACTGCAGCAGGTCTTACCGCGGGCGAGGCAACCATACTAGAGACTGCGCGGAACATAGCAGGTGTGTCTTTTGATGGCTCTGCTGCTATATCAATACCATTAGAGAATCTATCCGATGTATCAATTGGTACCGCGGTTGTTAATGAGTTGCTTGGGTATAACGGCACAGCTTGGGTTAATGTTGCGCCAAACTCGGCGTCAGCGGGAACAGGGGTTGTGTTTTATAACGCCACTCCAGTCATAACTGCGGCAGGAGCTAACAGCGATGTAGCTATTCTTACCTTTGCATCCATCCCAGTAACAACAGCAGAGCAAGTAATTACAGGAACAGCAGTTAGTAACACTGTGCTTTTCTCTGCTTTTGTCACTGTTGCGCTGAATAGACTTCTATTTGATGCCGGGGTATATGACTTCACAATATGGGCTGGTGTAGACAGCGTTGCTGGTGGCTCTGTTACAACCATTACTAGACAGATATATACAGCCACTCCTTTTGTAGTTGGTACTGTAACTACCACAGGCACAGGATCAAGCCGCACAGCTACAGCGTCATCAGGAACGCCCTTTGCTACTTCGGTGATAGATGCTTCTGCTACGAATACAACTGCATCATACTTACAGACCCCCCAAGGTCTATATCAGATAACAGCTAGAACCTCTGACACGGTAGTAACTATTACTACACCTAGTGGGTATACCAATGAATCAGCAGTTGCTGGTACTGTATGGAAGAAACTGTTTGGGATTACTACTCCAACAATAACATCTATATCCCCTAATTACACTGACTTTGGTGTAATTACAACGCAGCCATCTACAGTAGTTACTACTGCAACAAAGATGGGTATTCTTGGGTTTGTTACTTCAGATGCCACTAGGACTATATCGCTTACCTACAATGGCGAAGATAGAAATACCCACGTTAATACGCCTCTGGCTAACCTACACAATGACTTGGCTGGGTTGCAGGGCGGAGTTGCTACAGAGTATTTTCACTCTACCTCTGCTGAATATACAGGCACAGGCACTGGAGTCTTTGTAAGAGCAACGTCTCCTGCTCTAGTAACGCCAGATCTAGGCACTCCAAGTGCGTTAGTAGGAACTAACATAACCGGCACAGCTACAGCATTTACTGCTAGTAACGTAACCACCAATGCTAACCTAACGGGCGAAGCTACCTCTGTAGGCAACGCAGCCACTCTAACCAACTCAGCGGTTATAGGTAAGGTCTTAACTGGATACACATCAGGGGCGGGGACAGTAGCGGCTACAGATACCATTCTTCAGGCAATAGAGAAGTTAAATGGTAATACCGCAGCAGTTCCCGGTACAGTAACTTCAGTATCAGTAGTATCAAATAACGGCTTTGCTGGCACAGTAGCTACTGCTACATCTACTCCAGCTATAACCTTAACAACTACAGTAACAGGCATGTTAAAGGGCAGCTCTGTATCTGGGATTGTAAGTGCTGGGACAAGTGGCACTGATTATTCTGACGGTACTTCAGCCCTAGCTACTGGTATATTAAAGAGTACAACCACAACTGGTGCGCTGACTATAGCGGTAGCGGCAACGGACTATGTGGCTCCAAGCGCATATGCTTCAGCTAATGGTCTTACAATGGCTACAGCTAGGTTATTAGGTAGGACTACAGCATCAACGGGTGCAGCGGAAGAAATCACGGTAGGAACTGGGCTGTCCTTAGTTACAGGTACGCTATCATCAACAGCAACCTCGGCATCTCTGGCTAACGACACAACCTCATCTTCTTATATATACCCAGTCTTTGCCACCGGAACAACCGGTGTAATAGCAAACTTATATACATCCAATGCCAAGCTGCTTTACAAGCCATCAACAGGTGAGCTGGCAGTAACAGCCCCTATAGCCGCTAACGGCTTAGTACTTAACGCGACTACTGTAGCTACAAGTTATACTATTGCCGCTGGGTACAATGCTTCCTCAGTAGGTCCAATAACTGTGAGCGGTGGCGTTGTGGTCACGATCACATCAGGGCAGCGTTGGTTGGTCCTTTAGAAAACAGGAGATAGAAATGGCAAGTACCTATTCAGCGCTTAAAGTTGAACTGATCACTACAGGAGAACAGGTAGGCGATTGGGGTAACACTACGAACACCAATCTGGGGACGGCGTTAGAAGAGGCAATTGTAGGCAGAGTAGCGGTAAACTTTGATACAGACGCTAACTTGACGATATCCCTGACAAATACCAATACAACACAGGCAGCAAGAAACTTCATACTTAACTTAACCTCTTCTGGCGCATTGACCGCTACTAGAAGTTTAATAGTCCCAACAATCAGCAAGCCTTACCTTATTGAGAACAATACAACAGGGGGCAGAAGCATACTGGTAAAGACTGCGGCTGGAAATGGAATTACAGTTCCTAACGGAACCCGTGCGTTGGTTTATGCTAATAGCACAGACGTAGTCGCAGCGTTTAGCTATGCTCCTACAATTGTCGCAGACTCTGTAACAAACACAGCCCTTACAGTTACAAGAGTCCCATACGCATCCACAGGCGGGCTGCTAGTAGACAGTGCTAACCTAACCTTTAACGGCACTACAGTGTCTACAGGCGGCGTTACAGCTGCTGGCGCAGTATCATCTGCAACGGTAACGGCTTCTGGTTTGATAACCGGTGGATCAATTACGGACTCAGCATTAACATCAGGTAGAGTGACCTATGCCACAACAGCCGGATTGCTTACAGATAGCGCTAACCTGACATTTAACGGGACAACGCTAACAACTACAGCTATAAGCACTGCATCCTTAACCGCATCAGGTCTTACCCCTACACGAGTTCCTTTTGCCACAACAGGCGGTCTGATTACAGACAGCGCTAACTTAACCTTTAGCGGTACTGTACTGACCTCTGCTGGCTTTGCTGGACCTTTAAACGGCACGGTCGGAGCTACAACGGCAACTACAGGTCTATTCACCACCATAGGCGCTACTGGAGACGGTACATTCTCAGGTACTGGTCAGGTAAAGATGCCAGCCGGTAATACTGCACAAAGATCTGGCGCACCTAGCAACGGAATGTTTAGGTACAATTCTGATCTAATAGCGTTTGAAGGGTATGTTGGCGGTATATGGAGTGGTGTAGGTGGGGCGCAGGCTAATGGTGTAATATTTGAGAACTCACTCATCATCACAGAAAACTACACATTGACTACAGGTAAGAACGGATTTAGTGTTGGACCAATCACAATTGATTCGGGCGTTTCGGTAACTATTCCGGTAGACCAGCGCTGGGTTGTTCTCTAGGAGATATAAATGGCTTCAACTATTGCAGCAATTACAACGTCTGGGGGTGGTGTAGTAACCACAGCCGACGCTTCAGGAAATCTCTCATTACTCTCAGGTGCAACTACAGTAGTTGCTGTGACCAGCGCGGGTGTGGCTGTAACTGGGACTCTGAGTGCTAGTAACGGAATCAGCGTAGCAAACACCTTTGGCTTCAAGAACCGCATCATAAATGGTGGGATGGTGATTGACCAGAGAAATGCTGGGGCTAGTGTTACTCCTGTTGCTGGACAGTTTGTTACTGATAGATTTCGTTTTAGTCTTTCACAAACAAGTAAGCTAACTGCTCAACAAAGCACAACTGCACCTGCTGGCTTTATTAACTCGCTTCTTGTTACATCATCTTCTGCATACTCTGTGTTGACGGGAGATTATTTTGGCATTGCTCATCCAATCGAAGGTCTTAATGTTGCAGATTTTGGATGGGGTTCAGCTGGTGCGGCAACAGTTACTTTATCTTTTTGGGTTCGTAGCTCATTGACAGGTACATTCGGTGGGGCTGTGCAGAATAGCGCAAGCAATCGAAGCTACCCATTCAGCTACACCATCAGTGCGGCAAACACTTTGGAACAAAAAACAATAACTATTGCTGGCGATACAACAGGCACTTGGTTGACAACAAATGGTGTTGGTCTAGTTGTGCGTTTTGGTTTGGGCTACGGCTCAACATACGGTGGTGGAACTGCTGGCGCTTGGGTTGGTTCAGATACTCAGTCCGTAACAGGCGCAGTCTCAGTAGTAGGCACATCTGGTGCTACCTTCTACATCACAGGCGTTCAACTAGAAAAAGGCTCAACAGCTACTTCGTTTGATGTCCGTGCATATTCTGCTGAGTTGGCGATGTGTCAGAGGTATTATTTTAAAACTTTTGCACAAGGTACTGCACCAGTTCAAAACTCAGGCTCAACAGCGGGAGGATTACTTGTAAGTACATCAGCAACATCTACATTTGGTGGCTCATTATCACTTCCTGTAACTATGAGGGCAGCCCCCGCAACTGTTACAACATTTAACCCATCTGCTGCAAATGCAAATTGGCGAGATACAAATAATGCGGCTGATAGAACAATTGCCTCCGCTGGAGGTGGTGATTCTGCTTTGTTTGTATCAGGTGTGTCAGGCATTGTTAATGGTTTAAATTTTTGTCATGTAACGGCTACAGCGGAGTTATAAATGTATAAATTAAACAAAGATGGAACATATGCTAACAAAGTTGGTACTGGCGAATGGCATAACATAGAAACATCGCGAGTCTACCTAGCATGGCTTGCTGAAGGCAACACACCATTACCAGCAGATAAGGAGGTAGCATGAGTTCAATCGTAGTCGCAGGGGACACATCCGGTTCCATCACCATCAGTGCGCCATTGGTATCAGGCAGTAACACACTAACTTTACCAGCGGTCACAGACACAATAGCGGGGATAGCGGCTACTCAGACTCTCACTAATAAGACTCTGACAAGCCCTGTGCTAACCACCCCAGCATTGGGTACACCGGCAAGTGGAGTATTAACGAATTGTACTGGAGTGCCAGCAGCAGCATTGCCAGCGGGGAGTGTGTTGCAGGTGGTGAGTACAACTAAGTCAGATACCTTTACATCTTCTGTCTCAGCAACTTTTACTGATATAACTGGAATGTCTGTATCAATTACTCCAAGAAGCACGTCAAGTAAAATATTGGTTAGCTTTGTACTAAATTGTGTGAATGGTGGGGACAACTCATTTATTAGACTAATGAGAGATGCAACTCCAATATGTATAGGAGATGTCGCTGGTTCGCGCACACAATCATCAGCAGGAAATGCATTTAGCAATATTAACGCAGCGGGGTTCTATAGTAACTCTAATTTGTATTTGGATTCACCAAGCTCCGTTTCTTCGGTTACATATAAATTACAATTTAGAAATAGCTCCGCTCAAATTTTAAATGTAAATAGGTCGGTTACTGACAGCGACACTATAGGTTATTCTCGTACGACCTCAACCATAACAGTACAGGAGATACAGGGATGATCGACTATAGCGCAATACTTATTCTTAACTATCCCGGCACTCAGTGGACGCTCAACGGTGATTCCTACGAAGGCTTAGACTGGCTCGACTCCACTCCAAAGCCAACACAAGCTGAACTTGATGCTCTATGGATACCTACGCAAGAAGCCGATAGCAAAGCAGCTAACAAAGCCACGGCATCTGGTCTACTAAGTGCAACTGACTGGACAACCATCGCAGACGTTGCTAGTCCTACAAACAATCCATATCTAGCCAACCAAAGTGAATTCATAGCCTACCGTAACGTAATCAGGGCTATTGCTGTCTACCCACCGGCTGGTGAAGTGGTCTGGCCTACACCGCCAACAGAAGTTTGGCTACAAGGAGAATAATATGTACTTCTACGCAGGTTCTACCAATTGTTTTTACACAGCAGGTTCTGATACTCCATCTGATGCAGTTGAAATCACTGACGAGCGTTACCAAGAGCTAATAGCAGGTACAGCAGAGGGCTTGATTATTGTTGCTGACTCAGCAGGGTATCCTGAATTCTATGTCCAGACAGCAGAACAGAACAAAGCTACGGCATCTGGTCTACTAAGTGCAAGTGATTGGACTACGATACCTGATGTAGCTAATCCAATTAATGACCCCTACCTAGCTAATCAAAATGCGTTCATTGCATATCGTAGTGAGGTTCGTAAGATTGCTGTTACTCCAGTAGCTGGTAACTTAGTCTGGGCAACTGCACCTACAGAAGAATGGGTTTGGGCAAACGCAGTACCTTCAGCAGCAGACTTGGTAGTACCACCTACAGTATAAGGAAATAACATGGCTATTGTCATAGATGGCACACTTGGAATTACCACCCCCGGAGAGACTAATACTGGGGCATTGAGTGTAACTGGTGCGGTTACTGCGTCCAGTACAATGGGTGTTACTGGCGTGTTAACAATGAGTGCTACGTCCTCTGCAACGCTGCCTAGTGGCACTACGGCGCAAAGACCCGGAAGCCCAGCAGCGGGTATGACTAGATTTAACACTAGCTATGGCGCTATTGAGACTTACTCAGGTACGGCTTGGGTGTTCACAAGTACAGCGCCTACAGTGAGTGTTGAATACATAGTGGTAGCTGGTGGCGGCGCTGGGGCTACAAGAGCATCTACTGGTGGTGGCGGGGGTGCTGGTGGTTACTTAGCTGCCGCAGGATTTTTGGCAACGTATGGTTCGTCATATACAGTTACAGTTGGCACTGGAGGGGTAGTTGCAGCGGAAAGTCTTGCTGGTGGGAACGGCACAAATTCTGTATTTTCTACAATAACAGCAACAGGCGGCGGTGGTGGTGGAGCGTCAAGTGGGGCTGGAGCTACTGGCGGTTCTGGTGGTGGTGGAACTCACTTAGGTGGGGCTGGAGGTGCTGGGAATACTCCATCTACAACACCATCGCAGGGGTCTAATGGCGGTGCTTCAAGTTCAGGCAGTCCTCAAGGCGGTGGCGGTGGGGGCGGGTCATCTGCTGTAGGTGGTGGTGGAGCCTCTGATATTGGTGGCGCTGGTGGAGCTGGAACATTAAATGCAATTACTGGATTTTACTATTCTGGTGGCGGCGGCGGTGGAAGTAATTCAAAAACAACTGGTGGAGCTGGAGGATCAGGTGTTGGTGGAAACGCATCATCTAATTCAGCCGGAACCCCCGGAACTGCTAATAGAGGCGGCGGTGGTGGTGGAGCTGGATACCCTACGGCAGTTGCTTACGCTGGAGGATCAGGTGTAGTTGTCCTTAAATATCTGGACACATTTACAATCACTATCAGCGCAGGGCTTACAGGTACAACAGCAACCGCTGGCGGGTATAAGGTCACAACAATTACTGCCGGTACTGGTACAGTATCTTGGGCTTAGTATGATTATCTTTGACGGGACAACCGGAATTACCACTCCGGGAAATACAAATACTGGAACACTAAGCGTTACTGGAGCAGTCACTGCATCTAGTACAGTAGGCGTTGCTGGTGCAGTCACTATGTCTGCTACTTCATATACTCAATTTCCAACAGGTACAACAGCACAAAGACCTGTATCACCTGCAACTGGCGCGGTTAGATTTAATACTAGCTATGGCGCTTTAGAGGTATATACAGGATCGGCGTGGAAATTCTGGTCTACTCCATAGGGTATATAATGAAAATTAAAGACAAAGCTCAGAAGGTAGTGGGCAAGGTTGATGAGGTTATTGTAAAGGCTGACCCTGTTGCAGATAACTTTCTAGACCTAATTAAAAGATCTAAGAGAAGCATGACAGTGATACTGATTATCGGCTTTCTGGTGTGGCTAATAACGTAAGCTGGTTTGTTACGCGGTGGAGACCATCCGCTGCATGGCTGTACCTTCTGATATGCATACTGGACTTTGCTGTCTTTCCGGTATTATGGATAACGCTTCATCCTGAGCAATGGACTCCCCTAACCCTGCAAGGGGCAGGGGTCTTTCATCTTAGTTTTGGAGCAATAATCGGAATTTCAGCGCACAGCAGAGGGCAGGAGAAGATTGCTCTAATCAATAGGGAATAATAAGATGTTTCTGCTGGCGCTTCCCTTGGCTACCAAAATCACCATCGCTACAATCATCGCTGTGACGATATTCGGTAGCGGTCTATACTTGGGTAACAGAATAGGCGTAAGTTCGTGCCAGCAGGCTGTAATCGACTCACAGGTACACACCATCGCAGCTATCAAGGAACAGGTCGTTATTTCAGACCAAGTGACCACAGAGTATGTAAATACGGTAGCAAAGATACAAACCAAGTCACGCGAGGTACTGACAAATGCCAAAATTCCTACTACTTCTCTGTCTGGTGATTTCAGGCTGTTCCACGATGCCGCAGCAGACCCCTTTTCCAAAGCCACCGGAACTGCTGATGCAGTCTCCGTTGAAACTCTTGCCGATACCATCTCAGCCAATTACAGTTCGTGCAACCAGAACTCAGCAACGCTAGAGGCGTTGCAAGACTGGGTTAGAAAGCAGGCATTAGTAGAATGAACCTCTCCAAGAACTTCACCCTAGAAGAGCTTGTCAAGAGCGAGACTGCCCTTCGTTTAAACATTCCTAATATCCCAACCAAGGCAGAGATAGAGAATCTACGGGTTCTATGCGAGAAGATATTGCAGCCGATTAGAGATAAGTTTGGCAGAGTTAAGATTAATAGCGGCTACAGATGTAAGGCTGTTAACGAGGCTACAGGCGGCTCTAAGACCTCTGACCATATGACTGGATGTGCTGCAGATTTAGAGATACCGGGAATGGCTAATTATGATCTTGCCTCTTATATCTCTCAGAATTTTAAGTTCACACAGGTCATCTTGGAGTTCTACACAAGAGGTATCCCTGATAGCGGCTGGGTTCATGTATCATACAATCCAGAACGCTTGATAAACCAAGCATTAACTGCGGTCAGGAAGGATATCAAGACCGTATACCTACCGGGATTATACGCATAATGGCATTCCAGAGACTGCAGTTCAGACCGGGAGTCGTCCGAGATCAGACCAATTACACTGGTGAAGGCGGCTGGTGGGATGGTGACAAGGTACGTTTCTTCTCAGGCTATCCACAGAAGCTAGGCGGGTGGAGAAAATATACCACCACCACTATGTTAGGCACATGCCGTCAGATGTGGGGCTGGATCACTACCTTCTCTGACAACATGCTTGGTCTTGGGACCAATCAAAAGGTCTATATTGAGGTAGGTGGCAATTTCAGCGACATCACCCCTTATTCCGATATTTCTGTTGCAGGCGCTCCAACCTTTGTAGCTACCGCAGGTTCTTCTACCCTTACTATTAATGATGCAACCGATGCTGCTGTTACTGGAAACTATGTAACCTTCACTGGAGCATTGGGTCTGGGTGGGAACATGACCGCTGCAGTTCTTAATCAGAACTATCTGATAGACAACGCTGTCAGCGGAACTCAATATACCATTACAGCTAAAGACCCGAACACGGGTCTGCCTGTTATTGCAACCTCTGTAGACGCATCAACTAACGTCTTTACCGCCAATGTATCAGACGTTATTACATTCACTACATACACGCCGGTTCTTAATAATGTTCTGTATGTAAGCACAACCTCTGCCCTGCCAAATCCTCTGGTCATTAACACAAAGTATTATGTGATAACTCCGGTTGGCTTAACCTGCGAACTCTCTTTAACTCTTGGTGGTGCGGCTATAAACATCACCACAACAGGCGCAGGCACTCAATCAGCCCAAGGAGCCGCTACCGTTGCCGGTTATGAGATAACTCCGGGTGATGCTATTGGGGTATATGGTTACGGATGGGGTGCAGGAGCATGGGGTCGGGGGGGGGGGGGTTCGGGATCTATAGTGCCAGTTCTGACCCAACAGAGAGATTGGTGGTTTGATAACTTCAACAATGACTTAGTTATGAATATCCGCAATGGACCAATTTATTATTGGTCTAGAGGAGCTACTCCAGATCCAACGGACTCATTAGCCACCCATGCTATAAGTCTTCAGGATGTGGCAACAGACGATGGTTTTGATCCAAGCCTAGTTCCTGTGGCTGCAATGCAGATTCTCATATCGCAGAATGATAAACATCTGATATCTTTTGGGTCGATTCCTTACGGCTCAACAAGCCCAGATGATCTAGATCCATTGCTGATTAGATGGGCGAACCAAAATGAGCCATCTAACTGGCTTGTTAGTGCGTCAACATCAGCCGGATTCTTGCGTGTATCTAGAGGATCTAGAATCATAAGGGCAGTGGCAACAAGGCAGGAAATCTTGGTCTTTACCGACACCCATCTGTATACCCTTCAGTTCACAGGAACAACAGACGTATTCTCCTTGCAGGAATATGCAGACAATATATCAATACTTAGCGGCAGAGCCGTAACTACAGTTAACAACATTACCTACTGGATGGGTAGAGATAAGTTCTATTCTTACTCTGGTCGGGTAGATACATTGCCAACGACATTAAGAAACTATGTCTTTAATGACATGAACTTTAATCAAGCCGAGCAAATTATCTCAGGAACTAACGAAGGCTTTAATGAAGTCTGGTGGATGTATCCAAGTTTAAACAGCCAGACAAACGACAAGTATGTTATCTATAACCATCTTGAGAAGGTCTGGTACTACGGAAACATAGAGAGAACGGCTTGGCTGGACTCTCCTTTGAGAGATCATCCGCAGTCTGTTAATACAGACCTTGATACTCAGATTGGGACTCTACTAAACCAAGAGGATGGCATAGACGATGATGGACTCGCTATGGAGTCCTATATCCAGTCGAATGACTTTGATATCAATGAAGGGGATAAATTTACCCTTATCAAGCGGATCATTCCTGATGTCTCATTTGATAACTCAACCGCAGCGGCTCCTGAAGCAACCTTCACAATGAAGTCTAGGAACTTTCCGGGATCATCATTTGCTAGTGATGTAGATGACTCAGCCAGTATCATTTCTACAACAGTAGATACATTTACGGAACAGATCTTTATTAGAGCTAGGGCTAGACAGTTAGCTCTAAAGATTAGCTCTGATGGATTGGGAACGCAGTGGGCATTGGGTACGCCAAGGCTTGATGGCAGGACAGACGGAGAACGCTAATGGCAATGGTGTCATTCAGAGCGTCTCCTCTACCTAACCCTAAGCCAGAATATGACAGGGAGTACATGCTTCAGCTCATTCGAGTGATTGAGCTGTACTTCAATAAACTAGACTCTAATGCCCCTCTCTTCAATCAGTCTTACAGGGGTGACTTCTTCTATGGCGGAGAGTTCATAGGGGATCAGTTTACCGGCGGCGCTTTTGACGGCACTACGTTTACTGGGGATCACTTTGTAGGCGGAGACTTTACCGGGTCGGGGGTAGGTATAACTCTGCCCTATGGATCGTTCTACGATACAACCAATCAAGCTGGTGGAAGCGTAACCACTGAATACCCGATGCGCCTTGCAGCTACAGACATATCTAGCGGGGTATCGGTTGGCTCTAGATCTGCTGCCTTCACAGGCTCAATAGCTCTTACCGTTCTAACTGTAGCCTCTGGGTTAACAGGGCTTGTCTTTCCGGGCATGTTAATAGCAGGAACCACGGTTACCGCTAACACCTACGTTGTTGACCAGCTAACAGGTACAAGCGGTGGCGTAGGGACGTATACCGTCTCTGTGTCTCAAACAGTGACCTCAAGAGCCTTAACTGGCGCTATGGCAACTAAGCTCACTGTGACCAATGCAGGGATATATAACTTACAGTTCAGCGCTCAGTTTATTAATACTGACACTGCGGCTCATAACATTGATGTTTGGTTTAGAAAGAACGCAACTACCCCTACTGGAGCAGGTATAGCTAATAGCAATAGCGCCTTTACAATCCACAGAGAGTCTGGCGGGATAGATGGACGACTCATTGCGGGACTAAACTACATGATCCAATTAGCTGCTGCTGATTTCTTGGAGATCATGTGGCATGGAGATGATTTAGGAATAAGTATTGCAACTATAGCCGCTGGGTCTACCCCTACCACTCCACAGTCTCCCGGAGTCATAGCTACGTTGCAGTTTGTATCAGCAATACCTTGACGTTTAAATGCAGGCGAGGATAATGTAACTATGCAGCTAATAGACCCCCAGACTACATCGAGCGAAATGGTAGAATTTACTGCCACTATGAGCGCGATGAGCGGAGACATGATCGAAAAGCTGTTTGTCATTGAAGCCGCATTAAAGCAGATGCCGCAAGTTGAAGCCCCATTACGCCATTGCTTCGGTAATAAAGTCTACGTCCGTGAAATGACAGCGCCAAAAGGCTCTATCATCATTGGCAAGATGCATAAATTCAAGCAGGTAAATATTGTCGTCAAGGGTGACATTTCAGTATTGACTGAGGACGGCTGGAAGCGTCTGAAATCAGGTGATATGTTTGAGTCACCGGCTGGCATCAAACGCGCTGGGTTCACGCATGAAGATACTGTATGGACAACAATTTGCGGGACGGAAGAAACTGAAGTTGAAAAAGCTGAGGATGAATTGACTATTGGCAGTTACCAAGAATTTTTACAGTATAAAGGAAACCCATTATGTCTTTCATAGCAGCAGCAGCGGCAGCGGGGACAACCGTAGCAGCAATGCAGGCGGCAGCGATAGCGGGAGCAGCGGCTGCACAAGTAGCAGCAGCAGCAACAGCGGCAGCAACAGCGGCAGCAGCAACAGCAGCAGGAGCAACAGCGATAGCAGTGCCAACATTAGCAACAACCCTGCCAGCAGCTTTTGGTGCTGCTGGATCATCTTTGGGAGCTACCGGCACAGGGCTAACGGTTGGAAGCGGTCTTGGTGCTACCGGAGTAGGTGGCGCTGGTCTTGGGACCACAGGTCTAACTGTCGGAAGTGGCTTGGGCGCATCAGGGGGCGCTGGTCTTGGTGGCTTAGGCGCATCAGCGGGCGCTGGTGGCTTGGGTACATTGGGAACTATGGCTCTTCCAGCCGCAGGTGGAATAGGTGGGACTTTAGCAACAACAGCCGCCCCATTAGTTGCAGAGCAGAGTCTCAAGCAGGCAACAAAGGAAGGGGTTAAAACAGCAGGCAAAGAAGGGGTTGAAGGGGCATCTAAAGAAGGTCTTGCTAAAGGAAAGCAACAGATCCTTCTCCAAGCAGAGACACCAGCCGCACAGCCAAACCTTTTTTCTGTAGCAGAGCCAAAGCCTATACCTAGAAGCATTTCTCCTGAAGCTAGCCCAATGAACCGTGGCACATCCATCTCTACTGATGCGGTCAAGACTCCAGTTTCAAAATCAAACAACGCCTATACATCTAATGTTGTTCCCGAATCAAGCCCATTTAATGTTGTCGGAAGCGCGCCAAACCCTGCCAAGGCGCCTTTAAACCCATCCGTTACAAACCTTTCTCGTCCCGTTAATGAGGCGGGAACTGATCTTATGATGAAGTCTATTGCAGACTCCACCGCACACAGAACACCTTTGCAAAAGGCTGGTGATTATGTAATGGATAACAAAATGGATCTTGCTCTAGGTGGTCTAGGTCTGGCGCAGATGATGCCTCCAAGTAGCGGGAGCGGGGTGAATCCAATCTCAGAAACAATGATTCGCCCCTACACCTATTCCGAAGAAGATACCTCTGAACAAGAAGCAGATCCAAGCGGTAGAGAGAAGATCAGATACTCAAGCAGTTATGCTGCAGGAACTCCATACAAAGCGGCTCAAGGAGGTCTACTAAGCCTACATAGAGGCGGTAACTTCCTGAGTGGTCGCGGAGATGGGATGAGTGACGACATACCTGCTATGATAGGAACCAAGCAGCCAGCTAGGTTGGCTGATGGAGAGTTTGTTATACCAGCAGACGTTGTCTCCCACATAGGGAACGGATCAAGCAAGGCAGGGGCAGAAAAGCTCTACGCAATGATGGACAAGATTAGACAAGAAAGAACTGGACGCAAGAGGCAGTCTCCTCAAATCAAAGCAGAAAAGTATCTGCCTAGATGATGGATCTGTCATTAGTACCACCGGGAATGGTTTGCTCCATCCTCCCGCAGATTCTACCGTATCTGAAGGTATCAGAAGAATGGACGATGGGGAGAGCGACCGCTGACGATATACTGTCATTCATCCTCTCTCGTCAAATGCAACTGTGGGTAGTTATGGATGACCAGAATATATACGGTCACTTGATAACTGAGGTTAAGCAGTATCATCAATGTAAGATGTTTGCTATTCAGTACTGTGCGATGGAACCACATGTAATGGAGCAGGTGTCTGACAGGATGCAGGAGTTGGCAGAGGGCTATGCAAAGGCTGCAGGATGTGCAGGGATAGAATTCACTGGCAGACCGGGATGGTCAAGAGCAATAAAGAAGTATGGATACGAAGTACAAAGCATCTCGTTCCAACGATTCTTTAAATAGGTGACAGCATGATATACAACCATTTCTCAATGCTCCCAGAGGGAGCGTTTAAACCAAGATGCGGCAGGCTGGGGATGACCCTAGAAGGCGGAGGCTCTCCAAGCCCTCCTCCTCCAATGCCTACCCAGACATCTCAGGTATCCGTACCAGAATACGCCAAGCCATACATGGAAGCGATGCTGGGGCAGGCAGGCGCTATAACTGGCGTTAATCCAGAAGGCTCTCCGGGAGCCGCATATCAGGCATACAAGGGAGATCGTCTTGCTCTAGCCACTCCAGAGCAAATGGCTGCTAGAGGGTCTGCGGCAGCAATGACTCCTTCTGCTAACTTTGGCACAGCAACAGATATGGCTACAGCAGGCGGGGTAGCGGGGCTGGGCGCTGGTAACTATGCCCCTTCAGGGTTTGGGACTAACTACGCAACAAGGTCTTATTCGCCTACAGCGTTTAACGCAGCTACAGTCACCCCTGAGAGAGCAACATCCGCTACCTTTGGCGCGGATCAAGTAGCACAGTACACCTCTCCTTACATGCAGGCGGTTGTAGATCAGCAGAAAATTATGGCAATGCGGGATGCACAGATTGTTCAGAAGAATGCAAACCTAGCCGCTGCTGGTCAAGGTACGTTCGGTGGAGCCAGACAGCTTATTGGTCAGACAGAAAGAGAAAGGGCGTTAGGCTCTCAGTTAGGCGGTATACAGGCTCAAGGTCTGCAGTCTGCATATGAGAACGCACAGGCTCAGTTTGAACGCGACCAAGGTCGTGCTATGACAGCACAAGGGCAGAACCTTCAGTATGGCACTCAGGCTCAACTAGCTAATCAAGCAGCAATGATGGATGCTCAGAAAGCCGCAGAAGCCTCTAGACAGTATGGCTCAACCTTTGGTGAGTCATCAGCAGCTAGAGACGCTCAGTTGTCTATGGACGCTCAAAAGGCAGCAGAGCAGTCTAGGCAGTTCGGGACAACCGCTGGTCTGCAAGGATCTAACCAAGCCATCACCGCAGCTACAAGTCTTGGTAACTTAGGCGCTCAGAAGCAGACAGCCGGTATTGACCTAGCTAAAGCACAAGAAGCCTTTGGTGCAATGGATCAGCAGCAACAGCAACAAGCTCTTGAGATTGCTTATCAGAACTATATAGAGCAAAAGGCGTACCCGTACAAACAGCTCGGGTTCATGTCGGATCTATTGCGTGGGAGTGCAAATCTTGCTGCTACAGGCGGCAAGACAATATATGAAGCTCAACCAAGTCTAGCCCAGCAGATGAGCGGGGCTGGTCTATTAGCCGCTGGTCTTGCTAGAGAAGGAATGAAATAATGAATCTCATAGAGCTTTCAAACAACCTAAAGGACGTTCCTGATCATTACCTGATGAATGAGGTACAGCAGCCTACAGGCGCTTACCCAGCATATCTGGTCATCTCAGAGTTAACTAGACGCAAAGGAATGCGAGATAGGGCGCTGAAGAATGATCCTAAGTCTACCGTTGTAGAAGATCTGACTCAGCCTAATAGGGAACAGATGATGTCTGCTGTTGCTCAAATGCAACAGCCAGCACCACAACAACAGCCTCTGCCTCCTCAGATGCCTATGCCTCCGCAGATGCCTCCGCAGATACCTCAGATGCCTGCTGCTGGTCTGATGGCTACCCCACAGGCTAGTTCATTAGCCGCTACAGATGCAGTGGCTTCCCCCCGTAAGCGTATGGCTGGCGGTGGGTTAGTTGCATTCCAAGAGGGTGGTGATGTTAAGAGGTTTGCTGGAGAGGATGGGAGTTATGTGGCTGGCGATCCAAGCTATTATGACCCGTCTCCGCTTAGTTTCTTGACCAACAGTCGGGATCAAGCCATAGCCAATCTTGCTGCAGAAAAAAAGAAAAGAGAAGACCGTGAGGCTCAAGCTAGAAAAGATGCGCTTCTGGAAAGCGCACCGGGACAAGTGCCTTATCCTAAAGCAATTACTGAGCTGCCCCCTGCTAAAGATCGTTTAGCTGCTGCAGAGCAAAGCATTCGGGATCAGAAGGCAGCCCTTGCAGCCCAGAAACAGACCCCACCAAGTACCAAGCCTGCCGCTCCTAAAGTTGCTCAAGCAGCGGTTGTGCCTGTGAGTCCGCAGCAGCAGATGGCATTTCCTGCCATCCCAACTGATGAGCAGCTTGCTGCCGCAGGTCAGAAGGCTATTGGAATGTTTGGTCAAAATGTTCCGCAAAGATTTAGCGAGACAGAGAAAGAGATTGGGAAGCGCACCCAGAATCTAAAAGACCGCAGGAAGTCTGCGCTGAACGAAGCCCTGATGATGGCTGGCATTGGAGTTCTAAAATCCAAGTCTCCGGGGCGCTATTTTGGCGAGGGAGCAGAAGAAGGTATGCTGGCTTACCGTCAGAACATGGCAAATGTTCGCGCTGGTGAGGACTCGATGACTGACGTTAGGCAGAACCTTGCTCATCAACAGCTCATGCAGGACCTAGCCCAACAACAGATCGGTCAGACAGCGCAACAACGTGCGCTAGAGATGTATAAATATGGGAATGAAGCTGCTTATCAACAAGGGCAGCTTGCAAACGTACAAGAGCAGGTAAGGCAGGCTGGGCAAAAGCTTCCTGCAGAAATTTATGCTCTAGAACAAACAGGTAAATATCATGCTGGGTTAGGGGAATATTACAGATCTGGAGCTGGCGCTGGAGTTAGAGCTGCAGATATCGACCCAAGAGTATTGATTAAGGCTCAAGAGCAGGCGGCAATGGAATTAATTAGTCAAAAAAACAAGCCGGGGTATGCTGAGAAGTTGAGAGACTTAACCAATCAATATATTGCAAACATGAACCAGACTGGTATACCGGGGGTTCCGGGTCAGCAAGTCTCTAATCCACTTAGAGGGGTTGGTGGTCCGGGCGCTCAACTGGTACTACCTCAATAATGGCATACGAAATAGATCTGCCGGACGGGTCTCGTGGGCTAATTCATGATAATGTTCCAAGAGCCAAGGCTCTAGAGGCTGCACAACGCGCCTATCCAGAAGCATTCCCACCTCCACCTACAGCTTTTAGTCAGGCTTTAAACGCTCCAAGGAATATTGCAAGGGGAGTTGGGTCTGGTCTGGTCCAAGCTGTAGGGGGGTTAAGCTCTCTCCCATACGCCGCTGCTCGTTATTTCAATCCAGAGATGACTCCGTTTGCAGAGACGGGCTTTGGCAAATCCGTCACAGAAACAGAGCAATCATTAGCCCCGACCGATGAAGGTCTTGGGTCTCAGTTTGCACATGGCTTGGGTACATTCGGATCAATGCTTGGTCCGCAAGCTGGTTTAAGAGGGCTTGGGACAGTAATAAAGGGAGTTGCTCCTCGCGCAGCAGCCCCTGTAGCGGTGGCTCAATCAGCCGGTCTAGGGGCAGAAGAAGCCCGTCAGCGGGTAGAGACCGCTCGTGCTGAAGGAAAGATAATCAGCCCCGGTCAAGAGTTCGGAGCATTGGCTACCGGCGCTCCTATCGGTCTAACAGAACTCCTCCCAATACAGAATCTATTCAGAGCCACTAAGGGTCTGTCTAAACCTTCTGACTTAACTGCGCTTGCTTATGGCAAGAGAGCGCTACAGCAGGGCGCTGTAGAAGGCGTACAGGAAGCAGGCTCTGGAGTCTTGCAAGACATAGCCGCTCAACAGATATACAACCCAGACCAAGAGATCGGCGGATCAGCCCTTAAAGAAGGGGCAATGGGTGCTGGGGTAGGAGCAGTAGCTCAAGTAGGTCTGGATCTAGTTCTCAGGAAGGACATCCGCAAAGCCTACCAAGCAAGCCTAGCCAAGAAGGATAAGGAAGAGTTGGATAAAGCTATGCAGGCGGCTAAGGATACCGCTGATGCAGATGCTGCTTCACGCCCTAAAGAGAAGATGGCGGCTGCACAAGACAAGCATCCTATCTACAACCCGTTAGGCAACTTCTCAGCCCAGAAGCAGACCGTTGCTGATGACGGGACCACAACCCAGTCAGCAGGTTTAAACGCAGATCATCTGGCATTCATTAACAAAACAAGGGCAGAAGCAGGCAAGCCTCTACTGAAGGCGTTCTCTGTAGAAGATCTGTCTGATGCCGGTATGCCTCAGCAAGAAATCAGCAATCTAATTGCAGAGAAGATGGGGTTTGTCCCTAGCGATACAGATGTAGCTAATGCTCCTCAGCACATAGCAACCGTTTTAAACATCGCCGGACAGAAGAATGTAGATGCTAACTCGCAAGGGTTCAGAGATTTCCTTCGTAGGTCTACAGGAACGGATGATTTAAACAGTATGAGTCCTCCTCAACTGTTCTCTGCTATCAAAGCTGTCAGTGCATTGCCTATCTCGAAGACTCCTTTGCAACTGGCAGGCACAAGCGCAACGCGCTTCTCGGAAGAGCAATACGATGTAGCGATAAAGAATTTAAACGCTGACCATACAGAAGACAACGCTCTCTCGTTAGCGGACACTATCGATAAGATCAAGGGCTACACTGGATTGAAGAACGATGTGGATGCAGAGTCATTACTGCATACCGCAGCCGGTCGGGGCGACCTGTACGCAAAGTCATACCCCAACCCAGACGGGACGACTAATATCAATGTGCATGTTCCGAACGCCAACAAGGTAGCTGGCGGTCCTGACGTTAGAGAGAACACATACGCATCTGATTCTGTGCCTGAGTCTTATGTAATTAAGACATCGCAGGGTGATCTAGAAGAACATGCAACCGAAGAAAAGGCTAAGTCAAGACTCGACACCCTTGCCACTGCGCGGCAGGGTCTTGCGGTCAGGAACACCAGAGAGGCGGCTAAACTAGGGGACCAGATTGCCCAGAGCCAGACCGAGCTAGACACAATGGCTGCTCAGGGACTGACCAATACCATTGAGTATCAGACCAAGGCTGCAGGCTTAGAAAGCAAGAACCAAGCAAAGCTCGCTAAGATAGAGAGTTTAAACGCAGCCGCTGAGAATTTGGCAGAGCCTCTGACGGTGGAGCCTAGAGGTGAGAAGATCACCACCAAGTCTGACTACACTCTGTACGATAACAACGAGGCAGCCGGAACATTCGACAGTAGAGAAGAAGCGCAAGCACATGCCGTGTCTAAACTTCCTGACGATACCCTGCGTCAGATAATAGCCGCTGCGCCTAACCAGAAGGGCAACCTAGCCGCTGAGTTGAGCGTCATGGCTCAGGATGAGCTGAAGGCTAGATACGGCTCTGTAGAGGGTATACGCGAACCTCATATGGTTGGTAACAAAAAGGCAGAAGAAAGGTTGTTAAGTGCCGGTATGTTTACTGGACGCTTCAAAGAACAGGCAGCAGAGTTAGACAGAAAGCTTCGTCCGCTGATGACTCGTCTTGGCTTGGGTGATCTGCATTTAAACATCGTTAACGCAATCAGAGCAAGCAACGAATCTACGGCAGACGGCGAGTATTCCAAGAAGCTAATAAAGATTGCTATAGATGCCGAGAAACCAATGAGGGTTCTAAGGCATGAGGGTGTCCATGCCCTTATAGAGTTGGGTGCTTTCTCTAAAGACCAGCTGAGAGTCCTAGAGAACAAAGCCAAGTCTGAGTGGATCAGCAAATACAATATCATTGAAAGGTATCAGGGTTTAAACCTCAGCCCAGAGGCATTGATTGAAGAAGCCATTGCTGACGCATTCTCTGACTTTGATCAGACCAAGCCTCCAGCAGGTCTTATCGGCGCTGTGTTTAACAAGATCAAGTCCTTCATGGAAGCGTTAGGCAACAGCCTTGACGGGATTGGGTTCCATACAGCCGATAGTATCTTTAGCAAGGTGGAGGCTGGTCGCTTACCCGCCACCAGAGAGCCAACCTCTATGGAGCCTAAATACGGCGCGTTTGAGTATCCCTATGACAAGTCAGTGAAGCTCAAGAAGACCGGCTCGGGGGTATGGGGCGGCAACGGGATGGGAACGAGTAAAGCGGATTGGTCTGTTGTTGGTCATCCGAATATAACGATGACCGGAACTAAGGCTGGATATATCGTGAAGGACTCCAGTACTGGGCATAGAACTGTAGCTGACTCTAAGTCGCACGCCCTTTACAAGATATCAAAACTCCTTGGCAAGGATGAGGCTGGATATACGGACACCTCAAAACCATCTACAACCACAACAACAGGAGCGTTCTCTCTGAGAGAAGGACCACCTAAACCGTTGGGTGAGAAGCAAGCTCGTATCTACGCTAGTGAGCTTGAGAGACTGGTCAAGAGAGTTGGCGAGAGGATTGCAGGGATGGAGTCTGGGAAGACTCTAGAGGACGTTAGAGCGGCTGTTAAGAAGTTACAGCAATACACTAACGAGGGAATTAAAGGAAAGGAATGGTACGAAGATTCGGCTAAAGCCATCTTGAATGCCTTCAATGGAGACAAGGTTCTTGCTGAGAAGTTCTTCCAAATCATTTCAATCACCTCAGCCAATACAGAGGTTGCTGCTAACTTTACCAAAGCATCTAAAGCATGGGAGCAGTTTGCCCGTGGTGCTGAGATTAAGGTTGGCACAGGAAGAGAGAATAAGGCTGTTAGCGACCTACTGAATTTTGGTATTGACTGGGATGGTCGTAAGACAAATACCTTCTACTCGAACTTCATGGATGCAATGGAAGGAAAGGACAGCGGTCGTTCTACCATTGACCTCCACATGACACGGATGCTGTTTGACCGCGACACCCCTACAGACGCTCAGTATGAATTGGCTGAGAACTTGGTTAGGTTGGTTGCAAGCAAACGGAATCTGCCAGCTAGACAAGTTCAAGCTGCCTCTTGGATAACACAAAAAGCTAAGACAATATTTGAGCGTTATCGTGCGAAGGGTTACAAGAAGGCTCTGAGTGATGCTCAGTTGCGTGAGTACGCAATGGAGATGGCAATCGTAGATTACTCTCATCTACTGGGTAAGCGCACAACTCCCCTACCTGTAACAACGAAGCTACAGAAACCATCCGCAGAAACTAGAGCAGAGACTCATGTCATAACCGGAGAAGTCATACCATCCGTATCTTCTGAGATGGGACAGGTCGCAGAATTAAAGCATAAAGCCAAAGAAGATTTAAACAAGATAATTCTAGACTCAGGCGCTATTCAAGGAATGGCTCGGGCGCTTAACCTTAAAAGCAAAGTTAGGGTATCAGTTGGGAGCGGAGGATATGCTGGAGGCATCACCCCTAATCTAATTGTTCATGTTCATCATGATGACCCAGCGATAGCCAAGCAAGATGCAATGGCCTTGTCGCAAGCAATGACCTATGCATTTAAACAAGATGCAGTTCCATTCTTCCGAGCAGACCCAGCTCTGGCTGACAAAGCGCAGCTAGGATATCGGTTTAGATTTAAACGCAAAGAGCTAACTTTGACGCAAGAAAGAAAGATGTTTAAAGCTCTTCAAGAAGAGCTTGGTCCATTGGCTGGATATACAAAGACCCGTGCCAATGAATTGGTTCTGATAAACTACACTGGATCAGATGCGTTTGTTGAGTCTGCTGAAGGGTTTGCAGATATTGCAAAGCGGTTTGAAACTAAGATTAACGAGATTGCCGAACTAGAAGACACTTCAGTGTTTGGCGCAGAATCGGAGTACCCATATCATGACTGGACAGAGCAGCCTGCTGGAGAAGATCTTATCAAAGGGCTTCAAACTAGCGAAGCCGGACGATCCAATATACTCAGAAGGCTGGACGATGTCCGTGAATCCTTCAAGTCTTCTGCCAGAGAAGCGGTTAGGTCCGAAGGCAAAGAGCCAAGGTTCTCCCTCCGCCAAACAAAAACCCCAGAGTTTAAACAATGGTT